GAGCATATCCAAGACCTAGTGACGGCCATGCAGAATTGCAGGGACTTGCTAGAGACCGGCGGCACGATGCACATAAGCGTCCCGTACTGGCTGAGTCTGGGTGCTGACCAAGACCCGACTCATGTCCGGCGCTTTAACGAGATGTCGTGGGTCTATTACTGTGACTGGTGTTGGTATCTTGGATGGGACAGAGGCTTTGTAATGCGCTCTATTGAGTTCAAACCGAGCGAGTGGGGCGGTACCCTTACCGAGCCGCTAGAAACGCTCCTACGCACTCCCACGGCGATTAACTGGATGCGTGTCGTGATGGAGAAGGTATGACGCCAGAAGAGATTTTCGAGTCGCTGCTAGGCAGGACCATCGAAGCCGTAGAAGTCGATGATGGCGACATATATCTGGAACTTGACGACGAAAGGATCTTCGGGCTATGGGTAGATGAGGACGGCGATCTGAATGCATCGCTCATGGGGCCGAAAACAAACTAGGCCCCGAAGGGCCTAGGGTCAGAATTGATAGATGGCTAGTAGGGTGACTAGGGCGACTAGGGTAGCAGTCGCAAGGTATCCTAGAAGTTCGTTCATTTAACAGCCTTATGAATGAGATGGCGGATATCTACCGCACAGCGGATGGCGGTATCGGACATATGCTCGGCCTCTTTCCAATGGATGCCAACCTCGCGAAGTATGAATTCAGCATCATAGAGCATGCTCTCAAGTTCAAATATCCTATCCTCAAGGCTAGTGATGTATGCAAGTTCGTCAGTGCTATCAACATATTCCATGATTCGCTCCGTATAGATGATTAGGCTTCTGCGCGCATAACTCGCTTGCAGATATCTCGGACTTCTCTAACAAGATCTAAAACTTGCTGTTCCTGTACTTCCCTCTTAACGTCGCCAACATAACCGCGACCGGCAAGATGTTCTGCATGAAACATAAGTTGCGAGATAACCAAAAAATCATTGTCAGTAATTGTGTGTGTAGTTTCCATGATTCGCTCCGTGTAGTCCGGCTTAATGCCGTGTAGTTAGTAGAACACAAAAAACAGAGTGGTGCTATCAGAGTTATGTATGAGGGCTATAAGGTTTTACTTATGCTGACTCTTACAGTGTTCGTTCCAAAGGTCAGCGGCTTGCGCCATCTTGAGTAGATTATCGGTAGCGACTTTCTTAGACTCGGCGTTGCGGCTGTTGGTTGACAACTCAATGAGAGTGTGAACAAGGTCAGACCATTTGGGCGAACCATTGATATAAGTAGTTTCCATAATTGTCTCCGTATAGTTAGTAGGGGGCCGAAGCCCCCACTGCTTATGACTTACTACATCGACCAATAAGTCTCACGGGAAGCACTCAAAAACACCGGCGTATCTGCTCGCTCAACATACTCTTTACCGCTGCCAAGGCTAGTGCGGGTCGCATAAGTCAGCCCGACATAAACCCTACAAGCGTCACCCTCACGCTTTTGTACATCAGCCCTCAATTCGTCTGCGCTTAAAACAGACTGCGTATCGTATTTGGTAGTACGAAAACCATCTTTGTAGCGACCATCTTTACGAGTGATGGTGACCGTGTAATGGGTTGCTTGCATTATCTATCTCCTAGTTGGGGGCCGGTTACTTGCCGCAGGGGCCGAAGCCCCTGAGTGATTACAGATCCGATTTGCTAACAACGTCAAGTAACTTAGATACTTGAGCATCGGTCAACGTGTCAGCGATAGAACCAAGGGCGTCACGGACAATCTTGCGTGCTTCAACAATCTGCGTTGCGGTGTAGGTGGCTTGCATGACAATCTCCTTTGTAGTGACACAACGATTGCTGTGTCTGTGTAGTCATTAGAACAAACTTTTCCTGTGCGCGGCAAACTTTCTTCATCAGTAATTCTTATAGTTGAACAACAAAAACCTTATAGGTGAGTAACATGAACGAGAATGATTCTCAAGACTCTAAAGTGCAGCGAAGTGCAGGCAAGGTGATGCCTCCGAACGCTGGCAAAGGGCGAGTTAAGGGAGTGCCTAACAAGTCCACTAGCACTGTCAGAGAGGCTATCGCTAACCTTCTGGAGCGCAATGGTGAGAACATGGACCAGTGGCTACAAATGGTGGCCTATGGTGATGAGTCGCTTAAGGTCAAGGCACAGCCTGACCGCGCTCTGGAAATCATGGCGAAACTCTCTGAGTACCACATCCCCAAGCTTGCCCGTACTGAGGTTACTGGTGACGGTGGTGGTCCTCTCAATATCAAGGTAGTGTCAGGCGTAGATGACTGAGAAGATTATCGACACCGGATATCGCCCTAGAGAACCGCAAAGGGCTATCCATAGGGCGGTTGCTGCTAATCGGTTTACCGTAGTCGTTGCACATAGACGAATGGGCAAGACGGTTGCAGCAATCAATCAGCTAATCCACTCTGCGCTAAAGTGTGGCAATGACAATCCTCGATATGCGTACATTGCTCCGACCTATGGGCAAGCCAAGCGTATCGCATGGGATTATCTGGAACAGTTCACTAGACCGCTTGACGCAAAGTTAAACGTAAGTGAATTGAAGGCAGACTTCTTCGGTAGACGCATTCAGCTATACGGTAGCGATAACCCTGATTCACTTCGCGGACAGTATTTTGACGGAGTTGTGATTGACGAGATTGCCGACCAAGACCCGAAAATCTGGAATGAGATTATTCGTCCAGCTCTTGCAGACCGGAAAGGCTTTGCACTCTTTCTCGGCACTCCGAAGGGGCGCAATCACTTTGCAGACTTTCGTGACCGTGCCGCATCGTCGTCGGACTGGTCGCTTCTGGAATTCAAGGCTAGCCAGACAGGGATACTGGACTCCGGCGAACTTGAGTCTGCGCGTAAGGAAATGGGTGACGATAAGTATTCGCAGGAATTCGAGTGCTCATTCTCGGCACCAGTAACGGGTTCCTATTATGGTGAACTGATTAACGACTTAGAGAGCCGTTCCAGAATATGTCCTATACCTTATGAGAGCCTTGCTGTTACGTTCTGCGGGTGGGACTTAGGTATGAGTGACAGTACCGCTATTTGGGTCGCTCAAATCGCGTCTAAAGAGGTCCGCATAATCGACTATGTCGAGAATCACGGTGTAGGTCTGGATTGGTATGTCGAATGGCTGCGTGACAAGGGATACGAACACGCAACGCAGATTCTTCCCCATGACGTACAAGTGAGGGAATTAGGCACAGGTAAATCTCGGAAAGAGATGCTAGAGGAAGCCGGACTTGAGATAACAGTCGCTCCTCGATTATCAGTCGCAGATGGCATTCAGGCTGTCCGCCAATTACTGCCTCGCTGCTGGTTCAATACTGACGCCAAACAGGGTATTGACGCACTGAGAAACTATCGTCGTGAATATGACGAAAAGAGAGCAGTCTTTTATGATAGGCCGCTACACGATTGGTCTAGTCACGCTGCTGACGCTTTCCGGTATCTTGCTATTGGACTAAATGAAGGTTCATCCTCATGGGATAAACCGCTAAATATTGACACAAGGTGGGTCGTTTAATGATTACCGACATTCAAGTTAAAGCCATTCTGGAAAGTGAAATTGATGATGCAATCGGTTATCTAGAATCCGATACCACCGATGAACGCTCTAAGGCGATGAACTATTACCTACGCAATCCGCTAGGTAATGAAATCGAAGGGCGTAGCCAGATTGTCACTGGTGAAGTAGCTGAAGCCGTAGACGGCGCTCTACCGCAACTGATGCGCGTGTTTACCAGTGCTGAGGACGTAGTGGCATTTGAACCTAAGTCTCCCGGCGATGAGCAATTCGCCAAACAGGCTACCGAGTATGTGAATTGGGTATTCCATCGTCAAAATGACGGATTCCTGATTCTGCATAACTGGTTTAAGGATGCACTACTCCAAAAGACCGGCGTAGTTAAGGCTTACTGGAATGATGAAACTGACGTAATTAAAGAAAAGTATAAGAACCTTACCGATGATGAATTGGTTCTTTTGTTTGCTGATGGTCAGATGGAAATCATCGAGCAAGAGACCATCGAGTCTATGGACGACATGGGTATGGTTACCCGTAGCCATAACGTCAAGGTGCAGAAGAAAGTAGGCGAGGGCAACGTAGTTATTGAGAATGTCCCGCCAGAAGAATTCCTAATGTCCAAGAATGGGCGGACTGTGCAGGACACTCCATTCTGCGCTCACCGCCGAATGATGACCCGTAGCGAATTGGTGGCTATGGGCTTCGATAAGGACATTGTGGACAGCCTTCCTAGTGGTGACAGGCTCCAGTATTCGCAGGAGCGTCTGGCTCGTTATGACCGTTCAGAGATGCCTGACGATACTCAATCAATCGACTTTGCAATGCAGGAAGTCGAGATTTATGAATGCTATATCCGCATTGATGAGGACGAGGACGGCGTTGCTGAACTCCGGCGTATCGTTTATGCGGGTAATGAGATTCTGGAAGATGAGGAATGTGATTACATTCCGTTCCATGCAATCTGCCCGATTCCTATTCCGCACAAGTTCTATGGTCAATCGCTGGCTGACCGCACTATCGACTTGCAGTTGATTAAGACGACGATTACTCGTCAGATGCTGGATAACCTTTACCTGACCAATAATGCTCGGGTAACTGTTGTCGATGGTCAGGCTAATCTGGATGACCTACTGACTAGCACTCCGGGCGGCATTATCCGTGTCAAGAATCCGCAAGCTGTTAATCAGTTGGTAGTGCAAAACGTAGCTGCACAAGCCTTCCCCATGCTTGAGTACCTAGACGGAGTTCAGGCAAAGCGCACAGGCGTGTCTGATGCCCAACAGGGTTTGAATCCAGACATTCTGAACAACGTCACGGCTGCTGCTGTAGCTGCTATGACGCAAGCCGCTGCTGGCAAGCTGGAACTGATGGCTCGTATCTTCGCTGAGACGGGCGTCAAGAGCCTCATGAAAGGCATCCTGCATCTGCTATGCAAGTACCAAGATAAACCCCGTGTAGTGCGTCTGAGAGGCCAATACGTCCAGTTTGACCCGCGTACATGGTCTAACCAATATGATGTATCTATTAACGTAGGTCTGGGTACTGGTAGCCGTCAGGAACAGTTGACCATGCTGCAAATGATTATGCAGAAGCAAGAGACGATTCTTCAGGGTTATGGCCCTGCCAATCCGCTTGTTTCAATCGGTCAATATCGTGAGACTCTAGGACGGCTTATTGAGGCTGCTGGCTTTAAGGATACGGATTCGTTCTTTAAGGCAATCCCGCCAGAGATGGATCAGATGCTGTCTCAGCCTCAACCTCAGCAACAGCAACCTGACCCGACAATGATGCTTGCTCAAGTGGAGCAGCAGAAAGCACAACTGAGGGCGCAGTCTGACGCTGCTCGCCTTCAGGCAGATATTCAAGTGGAATCGGCAAAGCTACAAGCTAACCGTGAACAGGCAATGGCTGATATTGCGATTCAACAAGCCAAACTTGAATTGGAGCGGGAAAAGAATGCAGTAAAGCTGCAAATTGAACAGGCAAAACTGCTTGCAGATAATGCTATCGCAGTACGAGAGCAATCTCTGGCTGAACGTCAGCAGATTGTTGCTGAACTTGAGATGGTGAAACAGCAGATTGACCAAGAAAGTCAGGCTGCAATGAACCTTAATAACCTTCTGATGCAACTGCGAGGCTGATATGGCTCAAACGAAAGAACAAAAAGCTGCCGAAAAAGTAATCAAAAAGGCTGAAACAGCACAAAAGCAGCAGTTGAAAGATGCTCAAAAGGCTGAAATTAAGTTTCTCAAAGCTGAAGGCGCTTCAAAGGAAGAACTGAAGCTAGAAAAAGCCTCAAACAAAACTGAATTTGCTGATGCAAAGGGGCTTTTGTCTCAGGGTGGCTTGCAATACATTCCACAGCGCAGACAGGATGGTTTTATTACGTCTAACGTAGGTACATATCAAGACACCTACGCTGCTGCTATTCAGCCAAAGATTGAACAAGCAATCGGCTTGCTGAATGAATACAACATCCCTCAGTCAACAACCAAGGTTACTGACGCTGCAACCATTGAAACTGGTATGAGCCTGAATAATGCATATGCATTGTCTGCTGCTCGCGCTTCTGGTCAGCCTATTACTGCTGAACTTCTTAAAGACCAGTACGGTGGTTACGTTTCCGGGGCTAACCGTCAAGCAAAAATCTTCAATGGTGTAAACCAATTTGCATCAGATGAACTAATTACGGCTGATGATTTCACCAAGAAACTGAAGCCAGTAAAGGGTCAAGAAAACCTTTTTACTAGCAAACTTGGTGGTGGTACCACTGGTGTATTCCAGTACAACCCAGAAACTCAGTCCTACCAGTACCTCTCTGCAACGCCTGTAAAGGTGTCTGAACACGAAGGTGGTTTCTTTAGCAGCTTGGGCGGCCAAATTCTTCTTGGCATTGCAAGCGGATTCCTGCTTGGGCCAACAGCAAATTTAATTTCTGGTGCATTGGGAACTGGGCAAGCCGCAAGCGCGGCTCTGGCTGGTGGATTGCTCGGCGCTGGCACATCAGCAATAAGTGGCGGTGATTTAGCTACTGGCGCTCTTTTGGGTGCTGCTGGTGGTTTTGGCGCTAGTTATATTGGAAGGGCCGGAGGGTTGGGTAATGTGGCAAAAAGTGCCGGACTTAACCTATCTGATGACTTGGTTAACGCTCTGAACAAGTTGGTTAGCGGTGTTGGTACGCCGAGTCCAGATGATGCGGCGCTTGCTGCAAATGCAGTTAACGCTATTGCTGGCAACCAAGTTCTTACTGCTGATGACATTATTGGCTCGATTGCTCGCGAAACAACAGAAGCAGGTTTCCCTGCTGGCACAGTTGGTTCTCAGGTAAATCGTGGAGTTATTGGTGCTGTAGACGATTTGACCACTGGTGCTGGTATGCGCCTTACTCCGAATATGGTTGAGGACTTCATCCCAACTCCTAACTTTGGCGGACCTCCGATTCCTCGCCCTGTCCCCGGAAGCACTGGTGGCATTGGATTTAATCCTAATGCACCCGGATTTGGCTTCCAACTAAGCCCAGAAGATATCTTCCCGACACCATCTGTTTTGCCTGCACCTAACTATGTCAATGCAAATGTTGATAGGTATCTAGGCACATCTCCTAGCTTCCTAGATGACCTTACACGGCAAGCATCTGAACTTGGTGCTTCCGCATACGAAGCAATCCGCAACAACCCGCTAGAGGCTCTTGGAGTTGCTGGTGCCTTAGCTAGCGGTGTCGGTGGAGGTGGCACAACCACTGGCGGAGTTGGTCGTCCTCCGCGCCTTGCCCCTGATATCACATTTGACCCTGCTCAATTTGGTCCCGGTGGC